GGAAGTAGTACGGAATTAGAAAACATAAAGAAAGCAAGAATCAGTGAGTTTAAGATTATAGAAGATCCTAGAGAGCCTGTGTTTGGAAGGAATTATGCTTTTGAGAAAGGTCGTGTTTACTTTAACAATAATGGTAATCCTACTTTATTGACTAACAATAAAATAGATCCAGCAGAAGCAGATGCATTAGCTGAATTATATTTCTCTGAAGAGAACCCTTATTTTGCAAGTCCTAAAGAAGCTGAAGGTTATTTGTTTAATTTAATTAACCAAGTAGACCGAGATAGTCGTTTACACTTTTTTGTAAACGAAGACTATGAACCTGGCAATGGTCAATTTCCTGTAGTAATTGTTCAATCAAAAAAGACTCCTACGGGATTTCAAAACAGTGTATTAACTAAAGAAGAGTTTGCAGAGGTTCTTAAAAACCATTATTACAAAGCAAGTCTTACTTTGATGAAGAGTGGAGATTCTATTTTAAGACTTAAACCAGAAGGCCCTGTAACTCAGTCTTACGCTGAGTACTTAAAAGATACTCACAACTTCCCTATTAAAGATGGAGAAGTAGCTAGACCTGTAAACAAGGTTGTTTATCTTTCTACTGAAATTCTTAAAGAACAGTTTCCAGAAATAGTTGGAGTTGTGCCTAAGGTAGAAACTCCTAAACAAGTAGTAGATGCTCCTGCTGTTCCTGCTGTTCCTGCTCAACCTATAGATGTTGTAGCTGCTTTAGAAACACCTGCTAAACCTAGTGGACCATCTGCATTACAGACTTTGTCTATTCTTTTATATCCTAGAGCATTAGATGCTATAAGTAAAAGCGCTGTACCAGATGCTTCTCAATTATCAGGGATTACTCAAATTGGAGAAGAATTTTATCAAATGGCAGTTAACACAGTTCTTGCAGATCCAAGTAAATTATCTACTGTGTACTATCCTAAGTTAATAAAAAATAATAATGGAGGTACGGGAGCTAGTGTATACTTTGAACTTACTCCTTATGATTCAGAGGATCCAGGTGCATTAGGTTCTCCGTTCTATGCAGCTAGAGTACAAATAGCAGAAAGAGAAAAGCCTGTTACTATTATTTTAGTAAAAGCTAATTCTCCTTTTGGTAAAAACTTTGGTACTCCTAGATTCCTTGCAGAAATAGATTTAGCAAATCCTTCTGAAGGTAAGATGAGTTCTACTGTCCCTACTGCTCATGTTGTTCCTACGCAACCTGCAGAACCTCCTGTTGTTAAGAAGACTCGTCCTGTACTTACAGCAAATACTTTTGAAGAGCCTCAGGCAGAAGTAACTAGTGAGTCTCCTTTCTTAGATTCTTTACAAGATGAAGAAGAACTTAGAGCAGCAGCTAAAGAAGTTAAAGAGGCTTGTAAAGGTGACCTAGATGATATTGCTTAAGTATCTTTGATATTTAAACCAAAACAACATTAACAACTTATATTTGTAATAATAACAACTAAAATAAAATGATTTGTCCTAATTTAAGTGATAGTAGTATACGTGCTGAGTTTACTCACCTTAGTAACCTAGTAGGAGAAGACTTTGCCTATTTTGTATGGAATAGAAACGGAGGTTATCCTCTAGATAAAACGGTGATAAAAGTAAAAGGAAAAGAAACAGTCGTAGACAATCCTTTATACAATCACTTTTTAAACTCTTACAACAATGTAAAACAAGCTACATTAGCCACTGCTATCTTTTATAGCAAGAAGCTACATAAGAACAATCCAAACTTTAAAGATCTTCCAATACAAGAACAAGCAAACATTATACACAGTTTTGTACAGGAGAATGAAACTTTAGAAAAAGCTTCAGAGAGAGTAATGAAGTTTGTTGCTCAAGGATTTAAAGCAGAAAGAGTTATAAGTGAGAATCTACAAAAAGTTGCTTTTGATGAAACACGTAAGATTGCTAATGGCAGACAGTTATTAGATTCTTACATCTGGTTCAAGAGTTCTCCTTTGTCTGCTCACTTAAAGTTTGCTAACATGCAGAATAGAGAAGAAAGTTCTTTTGCTACATGGGTTAAATCAGCAATGACTTTATATACAGCTTCTGAGTTAAAACTCTTAAGTACTGAAGAGAGAGCTGCTTTAGAAAATAAGTCTGCAATTACTTTATACAAAGGATCTGATTACTCCGATCTTTATCACGAAGGATGGCATGAATTTACTCAACGATTCATGACCAAAGAAGAAAGAACTGCTTTATATCAAACAGTTAAATCTAGACCTTCTACTGTTAATATTAACGGTACTGAAGTACCTTACTACTCTTTAACTAATCGTCAGATAGAAGAAGTGCTTGCAGAAGAGTTTAGAGACTTTGCTTTAAATAAATCTAATCCTGAAGTTGTTCCCCCTATAGTAGAGACTCCTGTAAAAAATATCTTTCAAAGAATTTGGGACTTTCTTACAGATTTATTTATAGTAAGTCCTCAAGAGGTTGCTCAACAAAATCCAGAAGCATTAGTAGAAGGTATTGCTGGGTTGTTTGAAAAATTATATTCTAATCAATTATCTGAATACAAACCAAATGTCAGTAACATTTCTGAAAAAGCTTTAAACAGAAATAAAGCTTTCCAGATTGAATACAAAGCAAAGGATGGTAGAGTTATTCCTTTTGGTTATAACGCTTTAGAGGCTGCAGAAATATTTAGTGCTATTGACTACTTCTTAGCAGATGCAATGGACAATTTTACAGATGCAAACGGTAACGTTTCTAAGTTAGATATGTCTTTCTTGCTTGACACTAGACTTAAGTCTGTGTACCTTCCTAAGTTATATGAAAGTGCTAGGGATTCTATGTTGCAATATATCAGTGCTTTACAACTAGAAGCAACTACTGCTGATGAAGCTACTGCACTTGTTTTAAATTCTAGAATAAAAAATCTAAAAGGATTAGTAGTACGTACTGCAGAGAATGATGGTTGGAGTCAAGTAGTAAAGAATCACCAAAAGAACTCTAAAGGAGGTGTATTCTACTTAGGAAATAATATAAACGAGTCCGATGTAGACAATAGGTTAGATGAAATGAATGAAGAAAACTTTACTAGAGATAGTCGAAGTTTTGCAAATGCAGAAGATGTAGATCCTATGACACTTGCTTCTCCTGAAATCTTACAACTTATTAAAACCCTTCCAGGAATTTATTATAATAATAAAGGAGAACTAATAACAGCTACAGGTAATTCTTTTGGTTTACCACAAGCAGGGGACTTTCTTAGAAACAAGAACTTAATCTTAAATAAGGTAAGCGGTTCTATAAACTATGAAGAAGCATTGCAGAGACTAAGAGACTCTTTGGATATTGCTCCTCAGTTACAGAACTTAATAGATAGGTTACCTAAGTCTACTGACACACTTTCATTGTCTCAGATGGCTTTAAAAGCACAGTTTATGCAGTTTGCAGCTATGCCTACTGTATCTCCTTATGAAGTTAAGTCTAGAATTAAATCTACAACTGTCAAAGTATCTCAAGATAAGGACACTGTAATGGAACACGTAACTTTCTTGAACAATACTTTGTCTCAAGAAAAGCTTATAGAATACTTTGATCAAAACTTTGTAACTAACAGACTTCGTAAATATAGAATAACAGATTCTAGTGAAAGTACTTTAGCTATATTTGATTCTGCAGGTGTGTTAACAGACTACTCTATCTATAAAGAAACAGGTTTCAGTTCTCACAAAGCAGTTTTTGAATTTTTAAATGATGTTTTTGGTATTGATTTAATTGGTAATAGAAACCCTAACTTGTTGTTTAACAAGAAAGGAGAATTACAGTTTAGTGTAAATCCAGTATTTACTCCTACCAATACAAGAAACATTGTACGAATAGCAAACAATGCATTGTTTAAGTTAAATCTTATTTCAATGCTTCCTTCAGAACTTTCTGCACCTGTTGTAGGTTCTAACCCTTTATTGACTTTGTCTTCTGATTTGTCTAAGCAACTTAAAGCTCAGATAGATAAGTTAGGTTCTAGTCCTAAAGAGAAAGCAATAAAAGAATACGTAGCGGCACATTTTAAGTTTGCTACATTAGATAACGAAAGAACTTCTGCTTTTTCTGCTTTTGAAAAAATCTATAATATTTCTAACTCTGCTTCATACATTAGTCCAGAAGGTAACTTAGAGTACGCAGTAAGAGAATGGAATCACTTGATAGACACTGTTTCTAAGATTAATAGTGTAGATAGTATCTATGACTTAAGTGGTCACTTAAATCCTGAAACAAACAACTTCTTAGAATACAGTATCCTAATGAAGAAGATGTTTCGTGCAGATGATGGTACAAGAAGATTTACTACTGCAGGAGAAGCTGTAGAATTAAGAGTTGCTAACATGTCAGGCTATACCATAGGAACTTCTATGGGGGACAAGACAACTAACCTTACTGGAGATGGTAAGTTACTTCAAGATTTTATCTCTTTTAAGAGAGATGCTATTGTAGAAAATATGCGAGTAGGAGCTAAGAGTAGTTCTTTTGCAACTTCTATAAACGGTAACAAATCAGATAGAGAGTACTTTCCGTACGAAGAATATAACTTTAAAAATAAAACTGTACTTGCTTCTTCTTTTGTAGCACAGATGCAACAGTACTTGTATTTTGAGGCTATGCGTATGTTTGATGACAAAGCACAATCAAACAGAAAAGAAATTTTAGGATCAGACTTTATTATATTTAAAGATATGATTCCTGAATCTATGCAAGATAGAATTAAGGAAGCTATAAATGTTGCTGAAAACAAAGCTGCTCTTAAAGGTGCTTTACTTGGAATGTTTGGAATGTCTAGTAACAGTCTTTATGGGGAGTTTAAAAACTCTTTGACAGATTACTTTACAGATTCTGTTCAGAGTCTAAGAACTTCTTTTATAGAAATCCTAAGCAAAGGAGAAAACAAAGACTTGGCCAAACAGTTTAATAGACTGTACCCAAAGAACGATGGCTCTGAATACACTGATGAGGAGATAAACTCTATTTTAATGCACTTTGCTACTAACTACTATGCTCACCAGGTAGAGTTACTGCACTTGCTTATAGGTGATCCTTCTAACTTTAAGATTAAAAACGGAGAATGGAGAGAGGTATTTAAGCGTCTAGGTGCTGCTATTTCTCCAGGAAAACAACCTCGTTTGGATAATCAAGATATTAACTCTTGGAACAATAGTTCTAACGGTGTTTTGTCTAGAGGATTAGAAGAACTTCAAAGAGGTAAAGGAAAAGCAAGAGCTTATGATAATAATCTTAACTATGTACAGTACGAAGATGTAAAAACATTTGAGTATCTAGACGAAAGTACAAGAGATAGTATCAGAGAGAGCATGAGAGAAAATTATCTAAGTGCATTAGTTTCTGTTAAAGGTCCTCTTACTCCTGGGGAAATAGCTAGAGAAACTAAAAAGATTGATAACAACGTCAATGCTGTTTTTGCACAGGACGAAGAAGCAAATGCTCAAGCTTATGCTAGTTTAGATTTTATTCGTTTCTATCTTAACTCTGTAGGAGAATGGCCTCCTCAACTGGAGAAAGCATACAAACATGAGTTAGAAGTATTTAAAGCAATTAAAACTTACAGAGAGTCTAAGTCTGATGCAGACAAAGCCAAAGTATATGATTTAATTGAAAAGAGTAATCTAGGTATTTTAACTTCTTTAAAGTTAGGATACTATGGATCTCCTACAGATTACACAAAATACAATGTACTAGGTAAGTACTCTGTATTTCCTTTGAGTCCTTCTATGGTGTTTGATACTGACTTAGAAGGTTTAATGCTGGATTACTTAGACAAGGGAGTTGATTTAGCGACCTTTTCTAGTGGTAATAAGATGTCTACTCCTACAAAAGAACTTTCTTACTATGAAAAGAAAAATGTAAAGGGGGTTTCTACGTATGTAGAGGGAGAGAATGGCGAATTAAAACTTACTAAAGTAGATCCTGAAGCTGTATTTAGACTTCCTATTGACGGATTGCGTAGACAGCAGTACATAGCTCCTAAGACTAAGAACGAAGTTACCCTTTCTACTCAGATGGTTAAACTTATTTTTTCTAACTTTTATGTAGCAGGAGAAATGAATCCTCAGTATGCTCACTTAAAAGATAAGATTAACGCTCTTCAAAATGCTTTTATTGAAAACGTACAAGTTATTGTAGACGTAGAAAAAGCAAAAATCTATTCTCAAATTGGAGCAACTGTAGATGATAACGGAAATATAACTGCTATTAATACTATGGATTTTACCATTTGGTTAGAAAATGAATTTGATAAGAAGGATGTTCCTACTTCGGTATACTCTTTCTTAAGACCTACTCTTACCAATTCTTTTGTATTTTCTTTAGATGCAGGTGTACAACGTTCTTTAATAGATCAGATTATTTCTAGTGCACTATCTAAACGTGTATTAAGACCTAAGTTGTTCGGTGAAGCGTATATTCAATTAGCTTCTACAGGGTTTAATAAATTAGGAACTAGGATGAAGAAACCTACTACTGCTCAACTTAAAACTATAGCAAGTGGATTTAACGTAAGTGGTTTAAGAGACTATCGTGTTGAAAATGGAGTAGTACAACCTGCAGATGTTTTAATTCCTTTTAATCCTAAGAAACATTCTCCTTTACTTAATCTTACTTGGAACGGAGAACGTATTGCAACTTTAGATAGACTTAACCAGGCTTTAGAAGATGATGCTTGGGTAACAGAACACTCTGCTAAAATTACTATAGTAGGAGTACGTATTCCTGTACAAGGATTAAACTCTATGGAGTATTTTAGAGTACGTAAGTTCTTATCTAATGTAGGGGGTCCTGTAATGGTAGTTCCTCCTTCCATTGTGACTAAGTCTGGATCGGATTTTGACATAGATAAATTGTTTATGTATGAGCCAGAGTTGGATGACAATGGAAACTTAGTATCTAATCCTAGACTAAATGATCCTGAGTTTAGAGCACAAATTATAGATAATATCTTAGCAAAGAATGAATTCTTAGCTGTTAAAGCAAACAGCTTAGAAAGCTTGTTTGCCTCTGCTAACTATAAAGAAGCTGGCTTAGTATCTAAAGAAATTGAAACTCTTAAGAAGTTTATAGACAATCTAAAAGAAGCTAAGAAGTCTGGAGATACAGATACAATTACAGAATTTAAAGAAAACATTGGTCCGTTAAACATGAAGCTTAGTATTGCTATTGAGAGATTTAAAACCCTTCGTAGTCAAGATCCTAACGTAGTAGAAATGTTACAAAATTTAGTTGCTGTCAATGAAGTACTTGCTGATATGAAAGACATTTCAGAGAAAGCAATTAAAGGATCTGCTTCTAACAATATGATTTCTGTAATATCTTCTATATTGTCGGAGCCTAGTATCTTTACAGAGTTTACAAAGCCAAACACTAACGTAATCTTGCCAGCTATTGCTGAAGAGTATCAAAAGATGAAAGGTAAATCTAGTCGTATTTCTTCTAGTGCTATGTTCTTAATTGAAACCTCAGTTAGAATCTTTACTGAGAACAACTTAGGTAAAAAATCTTTAAGTGTAGATGCTAAAGTAAACGCTTTACATAAACTTTATCAACAAACAGGATTAAGATTTAAGAGCAACCCAGAAATTATTGATTTAAATAAATTCTACTTACTTAAAGCCAATAAAAATAAAAACACTAAAGAGATTGAGTTGGGAGGTTTGTATGATGCTGATGGAATTAATTTAATTTCTGACGTAATCAACGAGTTTATTAATGGGCACGTAGATATCGAGAAGGAAGACTGGATCAATTACTTTAACGCAGATAGGGAAAGAACCCCTTTAATTCTTCAAATGGTGATTAATGGTACTCCTGTAGAAGAAGCTATTCTTTTAGTTAACCAACCTATTGTACAACACTACATTAGATCTAGTAAGATTACTAAGGTAGGTAAAGCATTAGGACAGAAACCTGCTGACTTGTTTAAAGATTATATTAAACCTGCTATGGACATGTTAGGTGAAAAGGCTGTATATGTAGATAAAAAGCTAGATGAAAAGCTTACTATAGAAAAACTATTAAGCACTCCAAGTATTGTAGAAGCATTATCAGCAGAAAATTTTAACAAAACTAACTACCCCCCTAACCCTAACGTATACAGAAGTCCTTATGATAAAATTAAGGCAAACAGAAATACAAAGGATGGAACAAAGGCTCTTAAAGCACAGTTGGCTTTTATTGCTCAATACTATATAGTTCAAACCCAGAATCAAATGTTACTGGAGTTAACAACTAACATCGACTTTAATACAGCAAATTATCGTATTAATACAGAGTTTTATTCTACTGCTCAAGGTATTATAGAAGCTTCAGACAATTTTAATCCTGAAGGAATTAATAAGATTCTTGAAAACAGTGTTGTTTCTCCGTTTAACATTCTAGAAGCCAACCAGTCTGTAGTAGATCAAGTATGGGACTTTTTCTCTTTAGATATAGTTAAACAACACTTACATATGGTAAAGAACTACTATGGTAAGTATTGGGGAAGGGATAAAACAGTTAAAAACTTTAACCAACTCATGAATTCTATGATGTTGTCTTTCTTCCAGAATACTCCTGAACTTAAGCCTTGGTATGCTAAATATGGTCCTGATTCAGGATTACTAGACACTACAGCTAAGAACAACTTGCGTTCTAGATTTGATACTATATTCAACAATACAGAAGATTCTAAACTAAGAACCTTTGCTAATAATAATATTATCTTAAATAACTTTACTTCTATTATGGTAGAGGGAACAACTATGTTCTATCCAGGTATGTTGACTAACGAGAAGGATGTAGATACGGTAAATGCAGGACAAAAAGATTTTTCTGATGGACTTAATCATCCTAACCCCGAAGTAAGAGGGTTCTTTAGTGACTTAGCTAACACTGTTTTATTGAGTCAAGGATCTAACATCAAGTATCGTTCTATCCATAACTTTATTCCTATGGAAGCTCAAACGGATATTATGATTGAACTTTCTATTGTTCTTAAGACGATTTAAGAGTCTATAGACAACCCTGAAACTTCAGATTTTTTAGGTAACTTTTTACAAAAAACTACTAATATTCACTCTGCTATTTATTGGCCTGGTAAATTAAATGAAGTTGTGGTAACAAGTAAAATGAAAACTTTCCCAGACTTTACAAAAGAGCCTACAGAAGAATCTAAAATTACAAACGGTGATAACTTAGCTAAAGCTAAGACTTATGCACAGGAATCTTCTAATGATGCTCCTGAACCTGACTTTGGAAGTTTTGATGAGGAATTTATCATAGCTAAGAAAATTGAGGAAAAGAAAGCAAAGACAGGTATTGCCCCAAAGAAAATTACTACTCAACCATCTACTAGTTTTAAAATAGATTTTCAGGAAGAACCTACATCAGGATATAGAAATAGAACTATTAAAAATGCAAGTGCTGATGCTACCATTGCTCTTGCTTACGATTTTACAAGTGCTGGAGAAAAATTAACCAAATCTTCTGTATTAAATCAAAATAAAAAATATATACCTTTATCTATTCCTAGAAAAACAGAAACTTCTGATGTAAATAATGCTCCCATAAAAACTATAGTTGATAGTGTAGTGGAGAAATTAAATTCAGTGAATGCTACAACATTAAATATAGCAGGAAATGGTATATATACTATGAGGGATGCTGGATGGAATCAAGAAGAAGTAGATGTAATGACATATAGAGTATTAAAAGGTATTGTAGAATCCCCTAATCTTATAAATAAAATAGTTTCTATTAGATCAGGAGGACAAACTGGATTTGATGAAGCAGGAGCTAAAGCAGGTATAAAATTAGGAATACCCACAACTATACTTGCCCCCAAGGGATGGAAATTTAGAAATGAATCTGGTACAGATATATCAAATGAACAAGCATTTAAAGCTAGATTTGCATCTACTCAACCATCTATGATTAATAACCTAGAAGGTACTGAGTTTGAAGTAACTAAGTGTAGGGAAGATTAAAAAACCAATTATATTTGTAAGTAAATAAGTAAACAATTTAAATTTAAACAAACAAGATGTCTAAAGGCTGCGTCATAAAATATACTAATCCTGTAACAGGGATGAATCAAACTTCTGTACTTGCTTATACTTTATCCCAAGTAGGATACAGTAATGAACAAGCTATAGACTTAGTTAAACAAGGAAGTCTGTATTCTAAAAAAGATGGAAACAATACTTGGCCTAAACCTTTAAACAAGGATAAGGGTAGGTTTGGAAATTTTGTAGAAATAGACTCAGACAACTTGCTTAACAACTTAGGCATTGATTCTTTAACTCCTGAGCAAGTAGATTATCTTAGAGGAGCACAAGACTTGTTTGAAGATGTTCAAGTAAGAATAGATACTGCAATCAACCTAACTACTTTGCTTGAAGTAGCTAACTACGTTAAACAAAAAGGAATTTCTTCTATAAGTATAGATATTGTTAATCCTGAAGCATCTGTGTTAGACAGGATGTATAAGATATATCCAATACCATTTACAGAGTTAAACACAATCTACTTAGGCAGTTTTATCGAAGGTGAAGTATTTAGCAAAAATTTGACTAAGGGTAAGGAAACAAGAATAGAATTCTTAAAGAAGTATGTAGACTTTCAACAGCCTGATGTTTATGATACTTTAATTAAAATTCTTAATGATCCTGAGACTCCTGATTATGAAAAGTTTGTAATTAAAAAACTTCTCCCTATCATAGACTTGATTCCTAATATTGGCTTAGACTTTTTTACAGGAAAAGACTTAGAGGGAAGGGAAGAGATTCCTATGGGAGAGTACGTACCTGAATTTCATACTATTAAATTAAATGTATTTGGTTTAAAAAGCAGAGGACTAGATTATTCTAGACGTGTAATTCTACACGAGATTCTACACTCAGTTCTAGCTTCTAGTTTACAGAACCCTACAACTGAAGCAGATAAAGCATTAGTAAACAGTCTTAAACCTATTCTTACTTACTATCAACAAAAGTATTCTACCAAAGAAAAGATAGAAGATTATTATGGATTTAGAGATATTCACGAGTTTGTATCAGAGTTTTTTACTAATCCAGCATTCAGAGACCTTTTAGAAAAAGAGGAACCTAATTGGTTTGTTAAAATCATAGATGCAATTTGGAAGTTCTTTGGTAAGAAACTAAACCTAAATAAAAATCTTAATAGTCTAGAAAACGTAGATCTTCTACTAGAGAACTTCTTTAATGAAGTACTCTTTGCACAAGATATTAATACAAGTGTGCTTTACACTAAGTTAAACTCTATGCCTTATGCTATGAGTGATGCACAGATGAGGGATATGGACGAGTTTCTAGATGATGAAAGAAGAGACAAAGTTGAGTTTCTTGCTCGTTTAGATGAACTTTTACAAACAGAAAATTTAATTGATTGGAATAAGATAAGAGACCAAGCAGAAATTCTTGGAGTAAATGTAGGTAGTGTACTTAGAACTAAAGATCTTTTTGTAGAAATCTCTGCAGCAGAAGCTACTGAGTCTTTTAAATCTTTGGTAAGTTTCTTCTATGATAGTTCTAAGTATCTAGCAAGTGTAAGAAACTCTCTTAGTAAAATGTCTTCTGATCCTAGTGTTACAAAAGACAAACTGTTTAGACAGGCTTACCATGCTAAAGAGTTAGGAGAACAATATACAAACCTAGCTCAAAACTATCGTAGAGTAATGGGAGACTTAGGAGCTAACACTGTTTTAGGTCAACAACTTCTTAACTTAGAATCCACCTCAGACTCACTTTCTAAAGCTTATTTTAACAACGCTGTAGAGGCTTTGTCTATTAAATTGGCAGATGAGTTTGAGCCTCAAACAAAAGACGCTCAAAAACGAATTCAAGATAATATAGATAGATTTAAAACTTCATTAGCAAGTTTACAAAAACTCGGTAACGAAAGACTTATCAAACTTACTGAAGATCGTATCAGGAATGAAGAGGCTAGGATGTCTACACTAGCAACTAAAGCTAACTTGTTAAAAGCCCTTAGGGGTCAGATTAAAGATGTAGGAAACTTTTCTTTATTCCTAGAATCTGCAGGATTGTCTGGAAACATTCTTACAGGTACTGTAGGGGGTATGATTGCTAATCAATTCGATTCAGCTAACGTAAAAGCTCAAGCAATGGAGGTTAAGTTGAAGAAAATAGCTGACGAGTTGCAAGCCCATTTAACCAGTAAAGGTATAGGTGTTAACACTTCTTTTGACTTTGAAAATGTTTTTGGAAGATTTCTTAAGAAAGTAGAAATCTTAGAAAATAGGAATGGTAAAATCTCTAAGAGGGAAACTATGGTTCTCTTAAGTGAAATGGATGAAGTTCGTTACAACAACCTTATTACTAAATTAAAGTCGGAGTTACGAGAACTTAAACAAACTAAAGTACAAGACTCTGCACTGAAGGACTTAATCAGAGCTAAAGAAGCTGAAATAAGAAGAACACAGTTAGAGTTTGAAGAGCAACCTTTTGATGACGTGTATTATCAAATTCAGAATATGTTGAGTGCTGAATCAAAAGAAGCACGAGATTTAATATTTGAAGAGATGAACAAAATCCAGGTGGGTAGTCTTACAGAGGAAAACTCTGAAGAACAACTGGATAAGTTAGATGATTTAAAAGAAGAGTTAGACTTACTTGAGTCTGATTATGATAAAAATAAAAACTTAAAAGATGAAGCAGGTTTAAGAATAGCTGCTAATATCAGAGAGTGGAAGAAAAGTAGGGCTGCCGCAGAACTTTATACTTATACTATAAGTAGAGAGAATCAAGACTTATTTGATATACAGCTCAATAGTAAAAAAACTGCTTATGATAAAGCTGTTGCTGCTTACAATCAAGCTTTAATAGATACTACTGATGTTGATACTCTAGAGTATAAGAAGCAAACTATAGAATATTACAAGAAACAGTTTGATTTATGGAAAGCAAATAACTGTGTAAGAAAAATTAGTCCTGACTTTTATAAACAAAGAAAAGAAATTGTAGATGCTATTACCATTATTCAATCTAGGTATCCTGCTCCTTCTGGAGTACGTAGGATGGATGAGGTGTGGAATGATATTTTTGGAGTATTGAAGGGGTATAAGAACTCTGATAATTTCTATGAAGGTTCTAAGATTGCTTCACCAAATCCAGATGGGACTCCTTCTAACTTAGCTGGTCTTGTTAGAGAGTATGAAGAAGAGATAGAAAAGATTAAAACTGCTTACAAAACAGATGTAGATATGTCTAAAGAAGATGCGGACAATCTTAAAGATTTATTTTCTTCTTTTGGAGATATTCAGGAAAAAGTCTACACTCCTGACTATGTTAAAGAGTATACAAGTAAGTTAAATTTAATCAAGACTTCTTTGATTGCGACAAATAGTTTACGTTATCAAGACCAAACAGACGATGCTTTGTTAGAAGTAGATGCTACAAAGGAACTTAGAAAAACAGATTGGTATAAACAAAATCATAAAAAAGTAAATGTATGGGATGAAAATAACCAAATATGGACTTTATCTGATGAACCTTTATACTTCTGGATGTCAACAGAGCCTACAGATAAAAACTTGATTACTGATACTTCTCCTTCTTTTAGGTGGAATACTATTGCTGTTAACCCTAAGTATGTAAGGGCTGATATCAAAAATGTAAAGTATAGTAAACGTGTTCCTTTACGTACTGATAAAACTGAGTATAGAAATAAAGAGTATGATAAGTTAGACGCTAAAGAAAAAGAGATCCTTAAGAAAATAACCGATGTTTACTTAGATCTACAGAAAGGTACTCCTATGAATCTTAAAAAAGGTTTAGAGTTACCTAGCGTACTTATGGATCCTGCAGAGAAAGCTCTAAAGAATACTAACATGGGTACTCTTAAGTCTAAAATAGGTGCCACTTTCCAAGGAATTTGGGACAAAGCTACTTTTGAAGACGATGAGGAGACTGCAAGAAGTCAAGAAGGAGGATCTATTATTCAAAAAGTAAGTAAGAAACTTTACTTAAAGTATAATAAACCTATTCCTGCTGATAAGATGAGTATTAACATACTCAATAGTATTGCAATGTATGGAGCTGATTTGATTAGATTTAAAGAAGCGTATGAGGTAATGCCTTATATCTATGGTATGCAGGATGTATTAAAAGAGTCTTTGCCTGGTACTAAGATTGAGAAGATGATTAATAACTTGTTTGAACGTAAGTTACAGGGTAAGAGTCGTAAGTTCTTAGTAAATAATAAAGCAGGAAGAGTAGTAGAGAAAGTACTTGATATGGCATTGTCTGCCAACTCTCCTATTGTTCTTGCTTACCGTCTTCCATCAAGTGTAAAAAACTTTATGGCAGGATCTGCTAACGTGTTTATACAAGCAGGTATTTATGGATTAAGCCGTAAAGAAATTTTTAAAGCTATGGGTAGAAATGCTGTTCACATAGCAGACTTATTCCAGTCAGAAGTAGAAGATGGTAGAGATTCTGAATATATCTCTCGTATGAGATATTTTAATGTTATGCCTGAAGATCAACTAAGTGAAACAGGACGTAAACTATTTATTTCTAAATTAGGTAAGTATCGTAAGTATAATCCTTTTAACTTCTTAGGATTTTTTAGAACTTTTGGTGAATTTGAAATGAGGAGTGCAGTAGCAGAAGCGCTTTCGCAACAGTTTTTAATTCCTCTAACAGATAAACCTGAAGGAGTTCCTTTGTTTGAAGCTTATGATTTTAAAGATGGAATTCTTGTTCCTAAGGATACTATTGTAGACCAAGAAGGATTTCAAAAAATAGAACAGTATTACAGAGGTAAACTTAATCACGTCAATGCTGCTATTCAAGGTGCTTATGGATCTATGGATAAAGGAGAGTATAGTCGTTATACTCTAGGTAGAATTATAGGAAACATGAAGGGATGGGTTGCTTACCAGGGTATGCGAAGATTTAAAGTAGGTAGAACTATTAACCCAAGATCAGGTGAGGAGTTTCAAGGTTTTTATGTAACTGTAGTACAAGCACTTAAGCTTTTGTATCAAAGCAATTTTTCATTACCTGCTACTAGAAACTTAATGACTCCTGCAGAAAGAAGAGAAGCAGAAGGTGCAGCAATAGATATGCTTGCTTTAGCTGTTATTATGGCAGTCTCTGCAATACTAAATAGTATAAGATATGATGACGAGGACGAAGAAGATATGTATGTTGTATACTTTTTACTCTACAACTTTTTAATGATTGAAGATGAATTAAACAGTTTAAATCCTGTATTCAGTCCTTTGTCTATCTATTATTCTAGATTTCAAAATAACGTAGATGGACAAAACTTTGCTCAATACTATCTTAATAGAAACGTTCTTCTTCCTTTTGCAGGAGCTACTGATGCTGTAAAACTTACAATAGAGATGTTAAATCCTTTTGATGATGCAAATCCTTTTGATGAATATGTACCAAGAAGCAGAAGCGGAAAAATCTCTAATCCTAAGAGATACCCACCAGATCCTACACTTAAAGGAGATATGGAAATATCTGCACGTATTCAAAAACTATTTGGATTAAACGCTTCTATAAACTATTTTTTAAATCCTGAATATTTATTTAGAAAGTATGAAAATTATAATCCTAAATGGTATATAAGCAGTCTAGATGCTGATTTAAAGTCAGAAAAAAGATCTGTAAACTCTATTGGTAAACAAATTAAATCTATAGAAAGACAATTAGATTACGTAGAAGATCTAGATACCAAACAAAATCTTTTGGAAAAAATAGAATCTTTACAAAACGAAAGATCTGAGTCAAAAGAACGTACGTCTTCTCTTATAGATATATACTCAGAAACTGGAAGAAAATAGTCTCTTCAGTTTCTTGACTTTATTTTTAATTAAACTAAATTTGTATAACTCGGACTCAGGTCGGACTTAATGTCGAAACGATAATAAAATTATGGAAAATAATGATTTGCTCAAAGAACAAGCCAGAAGGCTTCGTCACATTGAATCAATTGTATGCTGCATTGGAGACAATGTAGGCTTAAAAGGTTCTAAAGTAATTAGTGGTACTAGCCCTGTAACAGGAAGCTTTCAGTACTTTGTAGTTAACGCTACTGCTGTAGTTAGTGCTATCCTAGATCAGAACGGTAACAGTTTGATGACTAGTTTAGGATTGGCTTCTGTTAGTTTGTTAACTTTAACTAAGATTACTGTACCTGCTGGAACAACTATCTCTTCTATTACACTTGCTTCAGGATCTGTAGTAGCATACAACTCTTAAGAATGAAAACTACCCTATTAGTTGCTACGTCTACTGTATGTGCGTTCTTAGGAACGTACTTTTTACATCTGACTGCAGATAATGCAGAACAGTACTTAGCGATTGTAGCCGTAGTATTCTTAGATGGATTCTTTGGAGTATGGGCAGGAACTAAAAAGATTGGTTTCCAAACTAAAAAAGCACTTAGAGTACTTCGTACTTTGTTTGCTTGGGTAGTTATCCTTACAGTTATTCTTATGATTGAAAAGGGGTTTGATGGTACATTCTGGTTAAGCGAAACTTTCTGTGCTCCCTTTATTATATTCCAACTTATCAGTGCACTTAAAAATGCTCATACAGTAGGAGTAATTAATAATAGTGTCCTTTCTCAAATTCTAGAAAAAATAGATCAACATAAATTTAACCACCAAGATGAAGAACATAAGCGTAAAACTTAATATAATTTTTATTGCAATAATTGCATACTTGTTGTTTAAATATGAGTATGTACAAGAGCAAGATACTAACCAAGTAATATCTTTTATTGATTCTATAGATAAAGCAAATGATACTTACTTCGAGAAGATAGACTCTCTAGAGCACATAAAACACGAAGAGTATAGAACCTATGAAAAAATCACCCTTAAGTATGATACAATTCAGATTGCTATTGACACTATGCCTGATATTGACGGCACAAAGTACCTACTCACAATCTCTAGACAGCTTACCGCTAAAGGAGTTGAATGATGAGTTCCTAAAAGGAATTCAAGCACGTGAAAGGGTAGTTAGTCTTAAAAAGATTGTTAAGACTGACAGTATACAGTTAACTTTATATAAAGATTCTATTATTCCGAACTTCAGGAAAGCCCTGGATACCGCTAAAATAGAGATAGTTCGCTTAGATACTAAAGTTAAATCACAAGGAGAAACCATTAAAACACTTAAAAATGTTTTGAAAGGTGGATTATTTGCTATAGTTTTGTTAACCATAGGGTTAATACTTTAACTCTCTGCCTATGATTTCAATCTCTAAACAGATTGTTCAATACTACATTGACAATCCAAATACAACCGAGACAGCTGTTGAAGTTGCTATCCGCTTCAACTATCAGCCAGAAATAAACAATCTACTAAGGGGGAAGAGAGTTCGTGATTTAAAAAGAACAGCAATGGCTCATCTACTTAGGGAGGATTCTTTGTATCAGCCAAGTGCTACTTCTCCTGTGTTGTCTAACCATACTCTAGGAACTTACGATGAGAACTTAGATAAAGGTACTCTAGAA